AACTCCAGTTAAATGTTCTACATTTGCTTTATATTTTGCATCTTTTAGATGCTTACGATTGAACCACATAGTTCCCTCTCAATCTATTTCTTCTTTTTGTATACTCTTGTATATTCAGCTTCCATACTGTTTGCAGTGTATAGTATAACACAATGTCTGAATGCTTGTCAAGTATTCCTTGCTTTGCAAGTAAACCCATTAGTCTATGATTACGTGATGCTTTGCCATTTGAATGTTCGTGATCAATGTTAGTTGTTAAGTATAACTCATCACTAGGACACCATTCAATAAATTTTGGAATCATTTCACGTTGTGTAATACTATTCCAGTCGCCTTTACCTAATCCCTTAAAGTTATCATTGTGTGGTAATTCGCACCCTCTAAACATTATACGCCATGCATTTGGGCCCACTTCGGGTAACGGATGACATCCTGCTACTGCTACAATTTCATTGTTAACAATAGCACAAAAATACTCGCCTTGTTCTTTACACCATTCGTATTTCATGGCTTGCAAACTACTATTGTTTATATATTTTAATTCTTTTGCATTATCACAGAAACGTTTTAATAATGAAAGATGATCATCAGTTATTATTTCTATCTTCATGTGTGTTACCTTTATTTGGTATTACCAGGTAGACAAGGCGGCTCTTAGCCAGATATTAGTAGTTCCATCATAATCTGCGTTAGCTATATATATGTAATTACCATCTGTTGCAATATCACCTTTTTTATCGCCATTTTTTCCTATTGACGAGCTAGGCACTGTTTTTATAATAGGATTTGAAACACTTAAATTAGTTGTAGTTATTGGTGATGATGAAACTATAGTTCCACTTTCTGATAATCCAGTTATTCCTGGTTGTGTTATACTTTCTTTTGGCCCACCTGAACTACTTTGTTGCACTGCTTGTATAGTGCGATCTGAATATCCTATTACTCTATTACAATGATCGTAGATTGGCTCTCTATCTGCTAGAGGAACTGTTGGATCTCCATCATTTGTTAATTTTGCTAACATTTCCGGTTCTAGTAAATAATGAAAAATATGACGTCCTTGATCGTCTACTGGGTATCCCTTTAAACTATTAAACAATGCTTGCAAATTACTTGCATATTGTTGACTCTTTGCTAATGTCATATTATCCATGTCAACTGCTACACCTACACCTGTGTGTACTCTATTGCTCGGTGCAAATATACTACCACCAGATGCTACAGTAGAACCACTGCCAAAGTTATTTTCAAACTTTATTAAGTTTTTTATGTCTGAACTAAATGCATTTAGATCACTAATAATACTATTTTTTAATGAAGCAGGCATTCCAAGTAAGTTATTAATGTTAGCACCTAACTGTGCTAATAGACCACCTGTAAATAAATCTGGTGTAAATTTTCCATCACTGCCAATGCATCCACCTATATCGCTATCTGCCATAGTTCCTAGTGTATCGAGTATATCTTTGCCTGCACCTGTAAAACTACCCATTGAATCTTTTAATACATTTGGAATAGCACGTGGTACTACTGGTGTTCCACAGAAATTAATCATATTTGCGATTGCGGCAAATTCTGCTACTGCAGCATTTAGTCTTTCTAGTGCATTGTCAATATTAGTATGTGCAATAAATTCGTCTAGTGCTGCTTCTGCCTCTTTTAATGCATTTTGTAAATCTTCTAAGCCTGCAGGTATTTCAGGTATTAATCTACCTATATTTACTTTTAAACATATTTGTAGGTTAGGTAACTTTATACCATTACCTGCTAACAAACTACATATGATTTCTTTTAAGCTGTATGATTGTGTTTGAGGTGTTACAGTACCTGTTTCGGTATCAACATCAAACTTACCGGTAGGTATATCTAATTTAGTTGAATTAAGATAGTCACTTGCATCTTTTAATGGTCCTGTAAAATCACTCATATCAAGATCCTATGTGTACATTTGGACTACCAGAAGTAGCTGAAGGACTACAATGCGGACCACCCGGCAATGGGCATAATGAATCTGGTGCTGCTCCGTTGCCGTTAAGGACAACTAATATTCCACCAACAAATACATCATTACATGCTGCGTTTAGGCCGCCGCCGCCATGACTATTTGGATCAGCATTAACGCTGATTGGTTGAGTATTTACAAACACGTTTGAGTTGTTTGATGCATTTGTACTTGCACCGCAACTACGTGAGTCTCCATTTCTATGAACCTGTGGCACTTGCTATTGCTATTCCTGTACTTTGTTTAATATAAATATCGCTAGCATCTTTTGCCGACTTAACTATGCATATAACATTATTTATCTTTAGTTTTACTTTAGTATCAGGTGCAATTGTAAACATGTATGGTGCTAATGCCATTCCATTTTGCGCCGCAATTAAAATATAAGGCTTAGCAACTGTAACTACATCTTCGTTTTCATCTTCAAAACGTGCAATCATTTCTTCACCTGAAGAAAGTTTGATACTTACAACATCACCTACTTTGTACTGTGCTTCTATTAACATATATTATCCTTTATAATGAATGTCCAGTACCATTGTAATTTGTATCTTCAATGTACTTGACTAATTGATCGTACCCACCTATTTTGTTACCACTAACAACGATCTGTGGGAATGTTCTGGCAGTTGGAAACTCTTCTACCATAACTTCTCTTGTGAAATCTTTATCTAACTGCTTGTATTCAAAATCTAAACCTCTAGACTCGCATAACCTTTTAGCGGCGTCACAATAACCGCATTGTGTTTTTCCATAAATTGTAATCATAAACTCATCCCTGAAAATGTATCTTCACTTACATCTTTTTTCACACCACCAATAATATAAGAACTAATCTCTGTCTCTTGTGGTGCTACTTGCACTTCTGCTCCACTAATCCATTTTTGTGTCCACGGCAATGGGTTTGCTTGTGAAGTTGTATAAGGACATTTCATACCAAGTGCTATCATACGCTTACAACAAATCCATTCAATGTAATCGCTCAACAACTGTGCATTAAGACCAATCATTGATCCATCCTTAAACAAATAGTTTGCCCATTCTTTTTCTTGTTCAACTGCATCAACGAACATTTGTGTTACTTCGTCTTTACATTCCTCTGCAATCTTTACAAAGTCTGGGTCTTCTTTTGTTAACACTTTTGATAACAAGTACTGTGTACTTGCTAAGTGTACGTTTTCGTCACGGGCAATAAACTTAATAATCTTAGCATTGCCTTCCATCTTTTTAAGTTCTGCAAATGCCCAAGAGCATGCGAAACTTACATAGAAACGAATTCCTTCTAAAATGTTAACACTATTCATTGTTAACCAAATCTTTTTCTTTAATTCATATTCATCTACTTCAACTATTTTACCGTTTACTTTGTGTTTACCTACACCTAATAATTGATAATATTGAGATAGTTCAATAAGCTCATCATAGTATTTTGAAATGTCATCGCCACAGTCGGTAATTTCTTTACTGTCCATTAACTCGTCAAATATTACAGTAGGATTAGAGTAAATGTTACGGATAATGTGTGTATAACTTCTACTGTGAATTGTTTCACTAAATGTCCAAGTCATAATCCAATTTTCTAATTCTGGTAAACTTGTAATAGGACCAAATGCTTCAACTGGTGCTCTACCCTGTACACTGTCTAGTAAGATTTGCCTTTTGAGATTAGCAGTAAAAATGTGTTGCTCATGCTCTGTGAGATTTTTAAAATCTTGTGAATCTTTACTAACATCCACTTCTTCAGGACGCCAAAAGAATCCTAACTGTTTATCAGTTAGTTTATCAAACTGTTTGTATTTCACAGTATCATATCGTTGAAAGCCTAATTGGCCATCTAGAAATGCATTACATTCAGTGTGGTATTTTTCATTTTTTGTGTTTAAAATTGTCATTCATGTGTTTCCTTAAATTGTGCAACTATCACAGTAGTCGTCATATTCATCGTCTGATTCAAAACTATCTCTTCCTAATAGTTCTTCTTTATTTTGCTTATCAAAATCAATTTCGCCCTGTCCGTCAAATGTATTAAAGTAATACAATTGCTTACCACCATACTTGTAAAACATTACAAGATGTTGTAACATGACACTCATTGGTATCTTTTCTTCTTCATAGAATTCTGGGTTATAGCTTGTATTAACACTGATACCTTGATCAATATACTTTTGTAATACTGCCATAATTTTTAAGTAACCTTCTGGACTACGCTGGTCCCACAGTAGGTCATATTTGTTCTTTAAGCGTGGATAACCAGGAACCACTTGCTTTAGTACTCCGTGTTTACTTTGCTTAACACTAACAAATGCACGTGGTGGTTCAATACCGTTTGTGCTGTTGCTAATTTGTGCTGATGTTTCAGCAGGCATAAGTGCCATTAGTGTACTATTGCGAATACCTGTTGCTTTAAGTTGTTCACGCAAACCTTCCCAATCTTGTCTTTCTTTGTGAGGTACTAGCTCATCTAATTCTTGCTTGTATGTTTGATTAGGAGTAATTCCATCGCCGTATTTTGTTTCATATATACCATCAATGTTTCCTTTATCAATGGCCAAATCTGCACTTGCTTTAATTAAGTAATAACTCCAAGCCTCTGCCCATTCGTCCACTAATGCCAATCCATCTTTATCAATATCTTGATAGTTTAAATCATGCTTCGCTAACCAAAATGCAAAGTTAATAATACCAACACCCAATGGGCGTCTTTTCATTGTACTTAGTTCTGCTGCTAATACTGGATACTTTTGATAATCCAATAGCTCATCTAGTCCACGCACTGCAAGTCTACATACTCTTTCAAAATCTTTTGGAGATCTAATATTACCCCAATTGATTGCACTTAATGTACATAAACTAATTTCTCCTTGTTCGTCACTGAAAAAAGATAATGGCTTAGTAGGCAAATTAATCTCACAACATAAGTTGCTTTGTTTAATAGGTGCTACTTCTGGCTTAAACGATCCATGTGTGTTTGCATGATCCACATTCATTAAGTAAATGCGTCCTGTATTTTTGCGTTCTTCCATAAACTGTCCAAATAGTTCTGCCGCTGGCATAACTTTCTTTCGTGTTACTGTACGCTCTGCTTCTTCATATAATTCTTTAAATTTGTCCTGATCATCAAAAAAGGCCTCATATAGACCCGGTACATCACTTGGTGAAAATAAACTAATATCTCCGCCTGTGAGTAGACGCTCGTACATAAGTTTATTAAACTGTACTCCATAGTCCATGTGTCTTACACGGTTGTCTTCTGTACCTTTGTTGTTTTTGAGAACAAGTAATTCTTCTGCTTCCATGTGCCAAATTGGATAGTATAGTGTTGCTGCTCCGCCTCGTACTCCACCTTGAGAACAAGATTTAACTGAGCTTTGAAATAATTTATAAAATGGAATAACACCAGTGTGTGATGCGTCACCATTTCTAATTGGGCTTCCAATTGAACGGATACTGCCTGCGCCAATTCCAATGCCTGCTTTTTGACTTACATATTTTACGATAGCACTAGAAGTAGCATTAATACTATCAAGACTGTCGTCGGTTTCAATAAGAACGCAACTACTAAATTGACGTTGCGGTGTACGAAGTCCGGCCATGATAGGAGTAGGTAAACTAATATCAAAATTACTAATAGCGTCATAGTATTCCTTTACGTATTTTAATCTTGTTTCTGTTGGATAATTAGCAAATAGTGTTGCGGCTATCATCATGTATGCAATCTGTGGTGTTTCAAATATCTCACCTGTAACACGATTTTGTACTAAGTACTTTCCACGAAACTGTTCCATGCCAACATATGTAATGTTTTCATCTCTATCGTGTTTAATGTAACTGTCTAGTTGGTCAATTTCGTCTATAGTATAAACGGAGAAAAAACTTTTATCGTAATAACCCAATGAAACATTTTTAAGTGCTATCTCTTTAAGATGAGGAGGCTCAAAAGATTGATAAACTATCTTTCGCAAATGATAGTTAATTAATCTGCCTGCTACCCATTGATAATTTGGAGTTTCTTCACTAATAAGATCAGCTGCCGCTTTAATTAGTGTTTCTTGAATATTTGCACTTTCAATTCCGTTATAGAATTGTAAATGACTTTTTAATTCTACTTGACTTGCACTTACTCCTGCTACATCATTACATGCATAAAATACGACTTTATGCATTTTCTCTAGATCTAATTCTTCGCGAGATCCATCGCGTTTTAATATTGTTATATCTTTACCCATTTATCATCCAATTTCTTTCGTTTATAGTTTTATTAAAACTATTTTACCAAGGTACTTACTTCTATTTCAGTGAGTACATTGAATTCATTCATTACTTCTTTTGTGTTTATAGTATCATAATTATAGTTTAAAATATGCATATTGTCAACTAAAACTATTAACTTTATTTCACTATTTTCCACATTTTGTACATGTAATATTCTACAAGGAATATCACTGTAATGTAGAGTGTATGCCATACACAAGCCTACAACATTTTCATCGTAGTGATTTGTATTTAGCAACTCCCAAGGATTAGGCCAAGATATGTGATCGTATGGATCAATGACTCTAGTACCCAAGGGCGTAGTTTTCCAAAAGTCAATCACAACTCTTAATTGTGCTTTTCTGTCTGAAACTTCTACTATTTCTTTTCTTAATTCACGCCACCTACGAAGTCTAGGTTTCAGCGGTAATTGCCACGTATCTTTCATTTAATTTACTTAAATGACTTTTGAACGTATGTAAATGTGTGTTCGTTTACTGTATCTATTACACCTAATACAGAGATTGGT